ATGCAGTGTGAGACTGGACCAGGAAATTACCAAGGTGCATGTTGTCCTGTTTCAAAAAGAACCGGAGTCGCTCATGTCTGTAGCCCAAACTCTTATTAACCGGTTGATCCTTTACTGGTCCAATAGATCTTCTGAGAGTGATCTTAAGGGAGCTAGAGCCTTAGCTAAAGTGAGTAGAGTTATTAAGCTTGTTGCACTTGATGAAAACGACATTCAGGATCGCTTATGGAGGATACTACCTCAGATGGTAGCACCAGCCGGCTTGCTACACAGGTCTGCCCTATACCCATCAGTAATATTAAGACAGCTCAGAACTGAACCTCAGGAACTTGGTGATGAAAGGTGGGAAGGAGTGAGAACTGCATGGACAGGTTTTAGGATACAGCATCCCTGTTCAAACTGCAGAATTGGGGGAGAGAAGGTTGACCTCAGCAGTAGGAAGTTTCACTTCAGTAGTGAGGAGCTAGAAACGGGTTGGATCAATCGAGGAGGGCTAACTATAGGGTCAGCTGAGTGTGTGTGGTATCCCGTCACTGCATTGCTCAGACCACTGTCTAGGGTGCACATCATCGGGGCAGGGTCTGGGTCAATATCAAGAGTGATACCACAAGGGATCTCCCAGGTATATTATGACATATCTTCGTATGCAGAGTTGAGAGGGCACTCTTTAGTGAATCCTCCAGTGAGACTGTCAACTAAAGCTGTTGAGTTGAGTCCAATAACTTGGAGCACGAAAAAAGGAGCAGATATTACTGATCTACCATCTTTGAGACTCATTTGTTCAGCGATACTTCCCGGAGATACAGTCATTGTGGATGTGGAGGGAATCTCTACAAAAGAAAGAGTAATGGCATTAAATCAGCTGTCGGTCTTACTACCTGGAAGTTTAATTCTAGTCAAGGTCCTTGATGAGTCTTGTGAGATAGGAAGGCTTATCTCGATGCTGTGTGCACAGGGGGATGTTAAAACAGTGTGGTGGAGGTCACCGATCCACCCGGCTAACGAGGTAGTTGTGGGTGGAGTCAACCTCAAACTAAACTCCCTTAACCCACTAAATCCTAACCCTTGCGACAATGACCAGTGGCCCATTGAGGCAGACTTAGTAACTAGTGACACAGTCCACCGGCTCGAGAGGGAATACACCAAGCTGTACAGCAGAATAATTAGGGACAGATGTGAGCTTGCTAGGAGAGAGACAACTCGTGGAGAGAGAAGAGTATTGGTTATGGAAAGGATGTTACTAACTGATGAATTATTCAATGCGAACAGGTACAGACAAACCTGACAGGATGTCAGCAACAGCCGTGTCCCAGTGTCC